CATCACAACAAAGAAGTAAAATTCCACCCGTAAGAAACTTGGAAGAATCATTCCAAAAAATGATTACCTATAGCACTAGAGTGGTTTAACCAATAAAAAACCCCGCCGTAGCGGGGTTCAAACCAAGGGGTCTTAGGTTTAATCTTCTTCTGCTAACTTAGCAAAGTAAGCCATATCATCATCTTCTTCTGATAAACTAGGTTCAACATCAACTGCCTTCTTAGGCGCATCAAATGTTTTTGCTTTAATCTGTTCTACGGTTGTTTTTGGTGCTTCACCATTTAAACCAAGAACTTTATCAAGGCGTTGCTTCAAATCATCATAAGATTTAAACTCTTTACCAGCAGTCAATTCATTCAATGAGAACTCTGACTTCCAGATTTTCTCCAACTCAGAATCATCATCTGATAAAGCTGATGGAGAATCAAACTCCGACTTATCATAGTTCTGATAGCCTTCTACTTTACGAATCTTCAACTTGAAGTTAGCACCTTTCCACAAATCAAATGGATTGATTGGTGTTTCATCTTCAAACTGTGGATTCATTGCTTCAGTAATCTTATCAAAGATTTTCTTACCGAAACGGAACAACTTTACTTTGCCTTCGTTTTCTGGATGCTTAGGATCCGAAACGATATACACATTGGCAACATAATTTAACTTACGCTTCTGTTTGCGAACAACATCTTTATTCGCTTCAATGCCTGAATTCCATAGAGCAGAATTATGCTCACAGATAGGACATTGTTGGTTCTTAGTAGTCAAACAATTATCTATAAGCCATCCGCCCGCACCTTGGAATCCGTGTGAGAAGATTTTAACCCATGGAAGACCATCTTCGCCATCTTTTTCAGATGCTGGCAAAAACCGAATAGTAGCCATGCCATTACCTGATTTGTCTACTTCTGGTTTCCAATAGTTATCAGATTTTTCTGAACCTTCGGATGTTTGGGAGAGTGCCTCAACTGCTTTAGCGAGTTTGTCGAGGTTGCCAGATTGGCTTTTCATGTTTGCGAAACTCATAGTATTACCTTCTTTCTTATTAAACGGAGTATAAACGGAATATTTTCAAAAACTTCTCATAATCAACTGCTAGTATATCATTATATTTATCCAATGTCAAACATACATACGCAAGATTGCCATTGTGCTTACCCAATCTTTATGGAGAATACCAATACCGCCTGCGGATCTCCAATCATCAATAACAGATTCGGTATCATCAATAATAATCTTATCCGGTGCCGCATACTTATACTTGTGACGTTTACCTGGTACAAAGTTCGGTGTAAATGTAATGCCGTGAGTTTGTAACCAAATCATCTTCTGCTTAGAAATTGCATCGTATCTTTTCTCATTTGCGGTAGAGGAAAGAATCTGTGTAGGCACGGAGCATTTGCGGAGAAACTCAATTCCTTCCATAGCACCTGGCATTAAGTCAAGTGTTGCAAATTGATTTGAAGCAATAAACTCATCAAAGAAGTGGTCAAACTTTTTATTCTTTTCTGCTTCTTTTGGCTCCATGTTATAGAGTTCTTTATAACGCTTAACAAAGTCAGCAATAACTCCATCCATGTCCAAGTAAATACAACTAATCTTAGGTTTGTTCATGTATCTGTTTCTTTAAAATATGTAAAAATTTATTCTTATCGTATTGTATAAATGGTCTATACTTTTCAATCTTTCTATGCCATGAAGGCCAAACAATATCATCATAAATCTGTTTATTCCACATCGGAATAAATTTCATAATATTATCTAAGATAACAACTGTTTCAATTGAAATGCTACCACTCATCAAATACTGTAAAAGTTTTGGAAACTCATTAGACTTTACCAAAAGTAAGTCATCTGGTTTCTCAACCTTATCCAACAAATACATTATATCATTTTCAAAGGCATAAGTCAAGCTTTGTTGCCGCTTCTGCCATTTGGTATAATTCTCATCACCATCTTCGAGTAATTCGCCAACCCAATCACCTTTACCTTCAATGAAATTTGCCACATAGAATGATTTTAATTCTTCCAAATCATACTTACGAGATAACTTATAGAACTGATATTTTGATTTATTGGTAGTAAACGATTGCTTTGATACATTGGTCTTGCCGTTGTATTTAAAGTAATCATAAGAATCGGAAGTAAAGTGAAGCTTCAGAGCATTCCATAATGCGTATGCTTCAAAACCAGTATTCTCTGTCATATTGGCAAGCGAGCAGTTTTCTTCAGCATATTAAACTCTTGTGCCTCTTCTTTAATCTTTGCCTTCAATGCGGCAGATATTAATGTAGCAGCAACCTCAATTTCTAAACCAGTTTCTTTACAATGGTAACAAATAGCATCCATGTAACCTAGTTTTTCTTCTTTGGCTAAATTTTCAATCAACAGACTAAACTGTTTTACTTCATCTCTAGTAGGCACTTAATTAAATCCTCAATTTCACTTTTATTCATCATTATACATTGCGAATGCGTTGGTGGCAATCCTTCACCACGATTTGTTGTTTCTGTTCTCACTAACATAAAATCATCTTCATTACCATATGGTGTGGTTTTAAATTCTGGCATAGAATATGTGATTACCTATTTTGGTTATAACTCTGCCTCGCCAACCAGGATTTACATATACTGCATGATAATATAATGCGTTATTCTTTGCAATTATATCATGCGCCATTGGTTCTGTCAAGGCCTTGCGGGCAACCATTTCTGATTCTTCCCATGCATATTTATTGCTTATTGCAAGATTTTTTATACAGGTCCAACTAAACTGGCAAGTACCTAATGTTTTTTGATATACTACACCACAAATGGTACTTGGAAAGTTTGGATCATTAGCACGATTTAATGTTACTTGTGCTACGGCTAATTTACCCTCATAAGATTCTGTTGCGGCCTCATAATAAATGTTTTTGGTGAGGCAAGCTAATTGTTTATCAAAATCTTGATTGACTTCTTGTTTAATTACCTGTTGCGTTACTTCTTGTGAAATAGAAGGTAGTGATACTAATAATATGGCAGTTATAATACCAGCTATAACTTGTTTATGTTTTTGAAACATAATATCTCCTTGTTTATGCAACAATTACGAATTACTTTTCTTTGTAGGTTTTATTTCAGGTTGCGGTGTTTGAGAAACGAATTGATTAAGCGCATCGGCTTTGGTTACAATTTCATTTTCTGTGGGGAAATGAGGTAAAACTGGATAGTCAGGTGAGGTTGTACCTGCGACTTTAGCCGATTCGACTTGTTGTTGCCAGTTTTCTACGAGGGATTGTTTTTTGCTGTTGAAGTCGTCAACCAGAAGGTCTCTGGCCATTTTTAGCAACTCCAATCTAATTTCAAATGCAGTCATTACTACTCCTTTGTGTGTTTATGTGTGTTACTATACGATTGTGTGTTTGTATAGTAATAGTATTTATGCCAAGTGATTCTGTTGCTAAGTTCACTTGGCGAAACTCCGCTTACCTATCAGGCAGCAAGTGCATAACTTTCGTCATTTGCATTTATAGTTTTTGCTTCTTCGACCGAGTGTCCTCAATCCTAACGTCTTTAGCTTTGACGATTCTCCATTGTTATACTGATTGCCATGTCGAATCTAAAACACCCCCATTAAAGCACACTATACTACCAGATTACTCGGTTCGACAATGTGCTTTGGTGGAGGTGAGCGGATTTGCACCGCTGTCCACAACAACTTTCAAACAACTTCTACGAATTATGGAAAGTGTTTTTTGGCTTCTTCTTGGTCTTTCTCAAAATTACTCCAATCATAAGTTACCATAGAATATATCCAGTAACTATGAAGAAATACAATAAGAAGTACCAAAATCAAATTTGCCATAAAATCACTTTACTGCTTCGGTATGTTTACCTTTAAGGCTTTTCTTCAGCAGTTTATACCATAGTTTTTTTACTAATGGTATATCATGCTCAAGTTCAGCCTTATACAATTTTTTAATTAGTTCTTTTACTTTCATTTTCCGACCCACCACTTGTTTTATACGAAACAAGAAACATTATACAACAAAAAACTCAACTTGTCAATCGTCTGTTGCATTAGCACCACATTTGGCACGTTTGGCATTAGTCAAGGCACCAAAGTCTACCGGCCATTCTTGACCAACTGGTAATTCTCTTGCATTAGGTGGAAAGGCAAACTTAACACCAGCTTCACCTTCAATTGTACCAGCACCTTTACGGAACTTAGTCAAATCATTACCAAGATTTGGGTATGGTGCAACATGAGGAAATTCCCAAGCGGCAACTTCACCGGTAACATTATTAATTACAATCTTATAGAAAGCGTGTGGTACTACAACACCGTTACCAATCACTTTGTCGCCTTGACCATAAAGTCCGCCAACATAAATTGTATATGATTGATTGCGTTGAACTACCCAACCACGAACAGAAGTTTCGAGCAATTTCCAAATACCACGATTCAATGAACCTGCTTGTGGACTCATATTAGTCATTAAGAAAGATTCATACTCTACTTGTGGATCCCATGATAAATCACCATCTGGTGCCATGTGACCCTTATCGTAACCTGTTGCGGCATAGTCTTTAGGTTGGGCGCCATTAGGCACAACTTGGTCAGCAGCAAAAGCATTAGTGCGAGCCACACAACCTAAAGCATTTTGTGGAAGCAATTCGTATGTTACATAACGAGGCAATTTAGCCGCCGCATCGTAACCAACAAAATAACCTTGACGGCAAATTGGTTGTGTTGGTGGATTTGTTTGTGGAAATCCGTATGGTGCGTGAACCATACATTGTGCTTGTGCAAAGTTTGGTCGTTGTGTCCATGCATGACTTGTTAAAGCCGTTAAGGCTAAAACAAACGATAGAATAATCTTTTTCATAATTTGTTCCTATTCTGTTTTAAATGTAATCACATCATCAATTTCACCAGTCTTAGGGTAAAATACCATAACACCATCGTGTTCTTGAATTAACTTGGTTTTGTGAGTTTCTCCAAGTATATTTATAAAAGCATTCCAATCGACGTCAATTAAGAACTTATCTTCTAGTTCTCCTTGACGGAATCGAGGGTTTTGTGGTGACCGAAAATTCCGAATATCATCGCAAACAATAACATCATTCTCATAATTAGGTTTCAATTTCTTAATCAATTCGATTTCTGGAATCAAAGGAATTCTATGTTCTTCTGAAGTATCATCTGTACCGTAATAATCAGGAAAGTGTGCATCTAACCAAAATAAAGTTTTTGCATTGATTGTTGGTAGTATATTCTCAAAAAAAGCCAAACTCTCCGAATGGACAATGTTCGCTTGAGGATATTTACTTTGACATTCTGTAACATACTCAATACCAATGTCACAAGAAGCAACATCAGAATAACCACTTCTGTAAGCATAACCAATGCCATCGCCATGCCATGAACCAGTTTCTACAAATTGCGTGAGATTAAATTTTTGTCTATAAGTACCAATATCAATATGAGATAACCAAGTCATAATTTACCTTTATAAAAATTAATTGCTTTCACTAAACCTTCAATATGGTCTTGTGTTTTTTGTTTGAACAATAATGGTTGTTCATCTTCTACTGCCATAATGATTACTAGATTATCAATTGGTGTGCCAATCATTTCTTCATACATCAAAGAATATGCTGCAGTTTGCCAATAATAATCTTCAATATCTTCACTCTGTTTAATTCGTTTAGATGTTTTAAAATCAATTACTGATAATACACCATCAAACTCACCAATACAATCTACACGACCTGCCATGCCTAATTGTTTAGACCACAAGGCACACTCTTGGTAATGAATATTGTTAATACGATTGAGTAATGGTTTTAATGATACAAACATTTCAAAGGCATCAGGTCTAACGCCTTCTTTTTGACTTAGGTTTGTTTCATTATTTAAGTAGTATTCACACAATGTATGCACACCTGTACCACGACTGGTTGCTTTCTTTGACACACGATTGGCTTCTTCTTCACCAACACGCTTACGCCATTTCATAATGGCTTCTTTCTTTTGGGCGCCAAGCACAGTAGTTACCGATGGTAATCTAGTACCATCTTCTAGTGTGTAATATCTTTTTCCATCGGGGAATGTTTCTGATTTTAAATCTGGTAATGATTTAGGTGGGCAATAGTTGAATGTCATTATGTAAAGTATGAGTTCTCATGTGGGTTATATGATTTGCGTGCATCTCGGTTATGTATTTCTTGTTCTTGCTTAGCAATTTCTTGTAATTGTTCTCTAATTCTGTCCTTGTTCTGATATTCGTAATACAACCGCTGCTGTTTGGACATTCCTCTTTTTTTGCTCATAAATCTCCCTTTTATTATTATTATTATATAATTTGGGAATTTTTTCTACGGGGGCAACTTTGTCATCAAGTTTAACTCCTTCGTAATACAGAATTGTGGAAGAAATAGGATTTATTACCATTCTCTTTGCATCTTAGTTTTGTGGCCGGATTTAATAGTATTGCCCGGTACCGATTCTTTGATACGATTAATCACATACTTCTCAAAAGTTGAATCTGCTTTACCCATTCCAGGAACGGATAAACGAGAACCATCAGAATAAACTGGAAAGTTCTCGGCAAAAATATGTTGTTCTAAATGGGGATTATCAAGCTTGAATTGGTCGAGAACCGTATATGACATACGATGTTCTTCTACCTCTTTAGTATTTGTATTAACAAATGTATATGTTGGCATTAATAAGTCAATCCTAATTCTTGGTTGGTATCATGTAGTTTTTGCATCATCATTTCATTAAACCATTTTGGTCTATTCCTACTATTTATCTTACCTTTCCATGACCACAAATGTTGTTTATTCATCACATAGTAATTATGATATGATTTTAATGGGTCACCAGGAACTTTACATTCGTCAGGCATGGCAGGTGTAGGTTCAGTAAATGGTTTGTCTGCAATATTTTTTGGAAAGTTATTCTTCAATGTTTGCATTAGACCACTTGCTTCTACTTTGTGGACTTTGCCATAGCGATAGGTATATTCTTTGCAACATTCTTCTAGTAGTTCAGCCAGCCACATATAGTTTGCAGAAGATTGTCTGCACCACACCGCAGAAGGATGATTGACATGAGTAGCGGAATAAAGAATAGACTCCAAGTCACTATTGAGAATGTATTGTTGCCGTTTGCGACCAGACTGTGATAGACCAACAGTAAGAACGCCATCGAGCACACGATGAGCAGTAGAAAGTAGTTGAGCATATTCTAAAACCATTTTGGTTACGTGACGATCCACGTGCATTTCGGCACATTTTGTGGGATTTTTATCTAAAAAAAAGATATTAATTTTAAAACTCCTCATTATATAAATAAGTGTAGGTCACGATGCTTGCAACATCTACCTACTCTATGTTCATATTTTAACAGGAAACACAGCTTATGTCAAGTATTTATTTCAAAGAAAACAAGTATAAACGATGGTATGATAACATCATTACCACAGCCATTTCTCGTGGATGGACTAGGAAAACATCACCAGTCTATACCGAAGAACACCACATTATACCAGAATCACTAGGTGGTTCCAACGCAAAAAATAACTTGGTATACCTAACTGCTCGAGAGCACCTGGTTGCTCACCTTTGTTTGGCTAGATGTTCTATTGGTATAGCCAAATCAAAAATGTGGAACGCTATTTGGTTTATGTGCCATCTCAAGCAGCATGATAGGATATCTTCTAGAACATACAAGATGATTAAAGAGAATGTTTCAACAGAAAACAAAAAGTTTAAGCATACTGACGAATGGAAGAAATGGAAAAGTGAATCTATGATTGAGTTTAGAAAAACCAATCCAGTAATAATCTACCAACATCAAAGAGACCTATACGCTAATCTGTATAAGAAATGTTATGAAGTAACTGATCCTTCTGGTAATATTTCTATAATTGAAAACATGAGTAAATTTTGCCGAGATAACAATCTGAACAAAGGTATAATGTGCTCAATTGGCCGAGGCGAAAATCTTTTCAATCATTATAAAGGTTGGACTTGCAAAAAGTTAAATTAAAACTTTAACTTCTTAGCATACCCAAACTTGTGTAATTCCTTGAGAAACTTTTCACATTTATTACCAATATCTAATCGGTATCCTGAATCATTACCAACTTTCACCTGTTTTACCACTTTATATGCTTTATCTTTTGATTCTGATACAGTATCACCTACACCGGTACAAACAACCAAAAATGTTCCTGCTGTTCCCCATTCATAACAATTTTCATCTAATTCACCATTAACCATTTTGCAAGTTTTGGTGAGTTTGACTTCAGCTGGATGTAAATCATTTACATCAATATCATCAATAAAAATTGGGAAATCCAAATAATCTTCTTCATCTTTTTTATTCCATGGAAAGTCTGAGTTAAAGATGACCACGCCAGTTGCAACTTTTCCTACTTGTGCTTCTAGGGTATCTTGACCTTTTATACAATCTAAGAACCATTGAGCCGGATCTTCATTGGTAATTAATGAAGTGATAATACTCCACATTGGATATCCTGCACGAGCTGTGAATTCCATGAACCAAGGAGTTCCAGTTTTCTCATCTACCATGCAGTTTACATCTAAGAATCCACAATATTGGATTTTATGTAACTCATCAGCTAAAGGTTTCAATAGAATATCAGCAAGTTTAGATTCTTTAGTAGCGTATACAACGGTACCTGTTTCTCCGGTGGCTACACCAAGTTCATCAGCCATGAGTTTTTTATGTTCAAAACCTTCAAACCAAATTTTGGACCATCCACCGGGTCCAAATATTCCCGTAACAGCAAATTCAGTACCTTTTCTAAACTGCTGTAGAATAAACTTGTCAGCTTTTTTACCTTGTGATTTTCTTTTAGAAAGAAAGCCAATTAAATCTGCTTCATCTTTTGCGACGTAGGTTAATGTTTTGTCTGCTTCTTCGGTGGAAGGTTTACTTACATAACGTCCAGGATTTTGTTTAATGTAATTAATTGCTGTGTCATAACTATTAAATTCTACGGCAGGAATAACAGCATCAGCAATTTTCTCAATCAAACCTTGGCCATACATACGGTCAATTTCTAATTTTGCTGCTCTTTTACCTGGTCCAAAAATTGGATAACCTTTTTTGATATATTCATCAATTTCATCCATAAACATCAAATTATCCGCAACCATAATGAGGTCGGCAACTTCCATATATGGTTTCCAATTGGTGATTTTATCTACTAATCCTTTTCCAATATGTGAGGATCTAGAGCCTTTAGAATATACTTTGACTGTATGGCCATAAGCAACACATCGCAGGCACCAGTCTAATGAGAGAAAATCCGGATCAATAACGAGTATAAACATGAGAATCCTAATAAAGGGTTGAAGATTATCCCTTTATTTATTCTTTTGGGACTGGTGTTCCTGTGAATAACTTTTCAGTATATTCATCTAAATCTTCTTCAAG